GGACCCCACCGCAATGATGCACCTGCGCCAGAACGATGCGTTCCGTGAGATCGCTCGTTATGCAGGCAATGGCATGGTCAACCCCATGCAACCCGAGCTGGCTCCCAACGCTACGTTCTTCCGTGGTATGGGTCCCGCTTATGGCCAGGCCGGCTTTGTTGCTGGTCAGCCTGTGATGCCCTCCGGCTTCCTGTTCGAAGGCGTGCGTTGGTTCGAAAGCACCAACCTGCCCGAGAAGAGCCTGCAGGTGACCGTCACCGACGCGTCGATCTCCTCGGCCGTCACCACTGCTGCTCCGATGCTGTTCTTCGGTCCTCAGGCCGTGGGTGTAGGCATCGGCGGCAACAACGCTCAGATCCTGCTGAACAACAACGACGATTTCAGTCGTTTCATCATCATGATCTGGTCGCTCTTCGCCGGTTTCGAAATCCTGAACAAGGACTTCGTGACCGTAGCGTACTCCTTCGTTTACTGATAGGAGGTAACGAATCATGGCGAAGAAGATCTATCCCGGTAACTTTGTAAACCGCCTGAGCTCCTACCAGAGCCAGTGTGCGGTTTGCCTGCCTGGCCGGGTGTACTACAACATCACCGGCTACGCGCTGGTTGATGCCACAGGCGGTACCAGCTTCGATGTGGTCATCCCCTCGCCCGATAAGCGTGGCGATGACAAGCCTCGTGCTGACATCACCGGCTTGACTGTGCCTGCTGGCGCAAACATCTATTACCTCGGCTTGCGCGTGCCCGACATGCGCAAAGATCGCGGTGTAGGTACTGCGTTCACTGGCCTGGTTGGTACCAATACCGACCGCCTCAAGCTGGCTGACGCTCTGGCAAACGACAACGTGCTGACCACCACCACGTTGGCAACCAGCAGCGCCGCCATCCCCGTCGCAAGCACCACCGTGGCTCCTTTGGCCGCCTCGAAGTCCGTCGTGACCCCCGTAGTCCTCGCCGGCGCCGAGACTCTGAAGGTGTACGTGACCAACAGCACCGGTACCGCTGGCGGTTCGACTCTGACCTCCAGCCTGACTGGTGGTACCCCGATCATCTGCGAGGTGGCTTACTACCTCGACGATGCGGTGGCCGAGCTGAACGACATCAGCGTGCCGTATATCACCGAGTCCTGAACTCTGTGATCCAAGGGTTTATCCCTACAATGAGGGCGTCTGAATGATCAGGCGCCCTTTTTTGTTGATGCGTTATGGCGCTGTACCAGAACACCAGGAACGGACAGATCGTTGAGTTCATCGCCCATCACGACAAGGACTGGGCAATGATCAAGAATTCGCAAGGCTCGATCCAGTACATCGCTCTGGCCGACCTTGTCTCCTACGAGCCCGGCAAGGGTCGGACCGGCGAGGTGCCCCGGCCCCAGTCGGCCGAACAGCCTGTCGATGAAGACCTGATTCCCGAGACGGCAATCCCGGTCGACACCCGGCTCAACATCAATGCAGCCTCCGCCGAGGCCATCGCCAAGGCGGTCAAAGGTATTGGTTACAGCACCGCACGAAAGATCGTGGAGTTGCGGATGAGCCTCTCCGGCGAGCGCTTCACGAATCTGGACCAGCTCAAGAAAATCGGTCGCGTGGATTGGGACGAGGTGCTTGGCGCCGATCTGATCTACATCGGCTGATAATCCTGCTGGCGCTCGAAAGCCTCGATCGCTTCCTCTACGGTGTAGGGTTCGAACCAGCGAGTTTCGGGCCAGCGGAGCCTAGTCCGCCTGCAGACCACGCGATTAGGTGGCAACCCGACGGCTTTGGCTAGATCGCAGAGAACGTAAGTCCTGTTATTTCGTTGGATGAGTACATTGCGTCGCGTATTGCGATTTTGCTCACCAGCTGTTGCCCACTTACAGTTACCTGGCTCGTATCCCTTTTCTGTATCAATGCGCTCAATGGAGTGCTTGGCGGAGGGGCGTGGTCCTACATGCGCATAGAAGGCGGGGAAATCATGGATCCATTCGGGCGCCATGGTGATACCCCGCCCTCCGTAATCGCGGAAACGGCGATTGTTCGGGTTGGTACAGCGATCTTTTGCTAATGCCCAAATCATGTACTCGGGCTCGCGTGTCAACCCATGCTTATTCCGCTTGAGGAGACCCTCTCTGGCCTGGCATCCACAGCTGACGAGTCTCCCTCGGACTACGTGGCAAGCCCTGAGATGAAGTACATTGCCGCACTCGCACCGAACGAGAGCACATATCTTTCCATCTTTCCTGGTTGGATACTCCAAGACGAGGAGCCGTCCATATATTTGGCCGGGGATGGCCGGGACAGCTCTACTCATGAATCGCTGGTGGCTAGCGCAATGAATGCTACAGCGCGCAGCCCGGCTAGACTGGCATGGTTGCGTTGGGCTTGTCAGCGATCGAACTCAGCGACTACGACAAATCGAGAACGCGCTGGCACCTTGGCTACAACGTGAGCGCCGGTGTCCCTGCCGGCGATATTGCGCGCCTTGAAGAGGCAATGGCGCGGATTCCAGATAGCTACTTTCACTCTCGCGTGATTGAGCATTTGGATCGCTGTGACAAGGCCTATAGGATCTCTCAGATCTTCCGGGTCGAGGACCAGCCGCAGCCGAGCCGGATCGAGCGGATTACGGGTGACACCGATCGCGCGATTTATCAGTCCGATCCGCTAAAGGCGGCCAAGGACTATCGAGAGGTCTACCTGCGGGAGGTCGACTTGCTCGCTGAAACCCTCTACGTGGCGAACTATCGCCGTGAAGAGGTTCGCCGCTACGCCTTTGAGCGCGGAGGCGTTGAATTCATCATGGCCGTCCCGGGGCCAGCAGACACCGCCGTAGGAACCCGTGTCCTGCAGGCAACAGGTTCCATGAATTGGAGATAGGGATGGCACCCCGTTCCCCTTATGACGTGCGTCGCGCTAACCAGGAGCTGGCTACTTCTAGGGTCTTCGGTCCTGCAAGCCTCACCCCCAGCGGCTACCGACCGGCTGGTGGCAGGATGAACGGTGGACGCCGCGCAAAGGCTACTGCAGTCGTGCCGGACCTCAACGCCGGTATGACCGGAGCGAACTGGCCGGCTGGAGTACCCAAGCCCGGAACTGCAGTCGATCCTTCGACATGGCAAAGCGCATCACCTGGCCTTGGGGCTCCGGTCGCCTACGGAGATCCCGCCGCGCGCGCACGCGAGTCAGAACAGCGCCGCATGATGCAGCAGTACGCCTCCAAGGAGTACTGGGATACCGAGCAGGGCAAGGCGATGCTGGATCTCGGACAGCAGTCTTCTGCTCCTGAGGGCACCAAGCTGGCTGATTACTACGAAGCTCAGCGGGGTGTTGGCATCGGTGCGATGGACGAGATTCTCGAAGGCCTGGCGTCTGTGGATCAGCGTTATGCGGCTGGCGGGGATCTTCGCAAGTGGGCTGAGGCAAATCAGGCTTTGGCGCTCCGTGAATACAACAAGCGATTCCCTGCAGGTGTAGCCACTCAGGGCGAGGGCGAACCTGTGGCCCCGACAATCGATGCAGCAAACCCCTCTGCGGGCGAGAAAGCTCTCATGGAGGCTAAATACGCTTTGTATGGCGATCCCGAGGGTGCACCGAAGACGGCCCCTACCCTCACCCCCGGCGGCTACGTTCCCGACGATCGCGTCATCGGAATGAACGCGCAGGGGCAGACAACAGTTGGCGAGGGAGCTTACGGTTTCGATCCGGCGTATGACCAGCTGGAGATAGCGAAACCCCTCGTTGAGCCAGAGGCTGCTAGAGCGAGCAATCTTGCGCCAACGACGCAGACCGCCGAGCAACAGAAAGCAGATGAATTGCTCAAAACTTTCGCGAAGCGAGTGAATCGCACGCGACCAGCCATGATCGGCAACTGACCCATGAACAACCGTCACCCACAAGGCAAGCACAACACGGGCGCCGTACGCGGTGAGACCCCGCGGCCTGGGCGCTGGTACGAAGACCGCGCGATGGGTCGTGAGATCAGTCGCGACTTCACGGCAGCGGCCGGCATGGTGCCTAGCAATCCGCGGAACTTCTATTCGGCAAAAGCGAAAGCATCGCCCTTCCGCTATGACGCCATTTCTGACGGCCTGACAACACGCAGTAGCCCGTATGGCGATGGTCGCGAGTTTGTGGCTGCGGAGGAGCCCGTGCTGACAACGCCAGGTCCAGCGGCAAACATGATCGCTGCAGCTGAGCCCGCAAAAGGTGCAACAGATCAAGCGCAAACTCCGGGTTACGGTTTCGGAGAAGGAAGCACGCTGAGTCAGATTGATGCTTCCCAGCAGCAAACACCAGTCGCCCCTGTCCAACCCATGGGCATGTCTACGGGCTTGGCGTTGGGTGGCGGTCCGCAGCGGAATGTACCAAAGCCTGCCTAATCAGCACGGCTAGACTGCCTGCAAGGTCTCAAGTATTGGCATTGCGCCAGAGGTAGAAGTTGGCGACATCGAGCAGCAACAAGCAGCCCATGTTGGTCGACCGGCCGCTGCATTCGTTTGCGACGATTGGTGGCACGGCAGCTCTGACAACGGCAACCAACTTCAACACCCCGCTCGGCTCCGGTTGCGCCTTGCTGGTTGACTGCAGCAGCAACGATGGCGCAGTGGTTGATTCGGTCTCGGTTGTGATCACCGAGGCATCAACAACAACCAGCACGGTGCTGCTGTTCCTGAGCACGGCAGCGACGACGGCCGCGATCAGCTCACTGAACACCGCACTGGTCGGCAGTGTGGCGATTCCCGGAGGTAATACCGCTGGCCAGCGCGTGAACATGTCCTTGCCGGCCCTGTGCGTACCGGTGCCGAACCTTGGTTCACCGGCGGCAACGGTGGCGACTTATCCGAGCGAGACTGATAAGAAGAACACTGGTCTTTACGTTCCCTCGACTGCGCTGCTGTATGTCGGCGTATCGGCAGCACTAAGCGCTCCCAGTGCGGCGACGAGGGTGCACGTCTTCGCACAGGGCGGCTTCTACTGATCGGAGTTCATCATGTCTAACCGGAACCAACGCGAGAGGGAGCGAGAGCAGAGAGCCAGGGAAAAGGCCAGGGAGCTCCTCCAAGAGGTAGGGAGAAACCTGAGCGCGCAAGAAGCGCAGCAAATCGCGAAGAAAGCAGATATCCCGATTCAGCAGGTCACTCGAATTGCTGAAAGGCAGGATGTCAATATCCGGCCCCAAGCGCAGGAGAAGATACAAGCGATCGTTGAGAGCAATCGAGCCCCTGCAAACAACAACAACAACAACAACAACAACAACAACAACAACAACAACAACAACAACAACAATCCCCCTCCTGGACCGACGAACGAACTCACGCAGTTCAAAGGTCCAGGCGGTGGCTTTGGGATTAACGCGTATCAGAACGCCATCAATGCCGGTTATGCACCCGAGCAAATCGCGACCCTGCTACCTGGCTCGGGCCTGCCGGTCGGCGAAAAGGCTCAAACGCAGCTAGGCACTGATCTGGCCACTCTGCGCACACAGGCCGAGCAGAGCACGTCCCTAGCCGGAGAGCGTGATTACTGGGCAGGGCAAGCTAATCGCGCCAAGGAGGAGGCTGACTCGTACTTCAGTGAACTTGAGGGCTACAGCAGTAAGTTTGATCAGCTCACATCTCAATACAGCCAGGCTCTGTCACAGCAGCAGAGTGTCAAGGCGGAGGCAGATGCGGCCAAACAGCGAGCCGATGAGCTAGAGAAGCAGCGCCGGGATGAACAGGAGATTCAGGTCTCCCAACAACTCAACAGCCTGCGCGGTGGCTATACGGCATCTGGCAGTGGTAGCACCGGACTAGGCAGCCTCTCGTCGGGCAGCACGACTCGATCGATCTCGACGGGGGCGAAGTCTGGCAGCATCCTCGATCGGGCTTACCAGGACATTGACCCGACCGATAGCGTGCTGAATAAAGATGTGGCAGACTCATCCGTCGCAGAGCTTCGGGGTGGCCGGAGGGCTAGATCGGAAGCCAGACAGCGCGCGCTAGCAAGTGGGCAGAACGCGAGCTCTTACTACTCGCGGCGGTTCGGGTAATGGCTAAGCGGGTTGGTGCCCGCATGGACGGAGGGATGGGGATGGGCTCTGTCTCCCGCCCCATCAGAAGCCGCGCTGCAGGCATCTATCCAGCAAAAGGCGAGGGACTGGGGCAGTACGGAAGCACAGCGTTTCCGACTGTGCTCGAGTCCTACAACCGCAGCAGTGACTACAAGCGCTGGCGATTGGGCCAAGAGTATTTCTTTGGAACGGGGCGAAGCTGGGGTGATTACCAGATCCACAGTCTTGCTCGGTTCGTGACAGGTGCCGTCGATGGCACGTCAAAAGAGATCACAACATTGTTCCCCAGCGCGACCTCTCCTGAAAAGGCTTGGTACGCGAGTTGTCGAACCCGCGGATCGATCATCCTTCCCGGCGCCATTCAAGGTGCTGCCATCACGCTGAATACATCGGACCCAGACCCGGCGAACCACACGTTGACCTATAACGTGACTGGCATCTTGACCACGGCTCAGGTCAGTATCTTCTCGATCTTCATTGGCGACCAGTTCGAGGATTCAGCCGCCGGCCCGAACTACCCAGATGACTTGGTCGAGGAGGATGCCGGCAGTGTTGCTCTAACACTGACTGCGGTCAATGCGGGCGCGCTCACGCTGACATTCGATCTCTCTCGTCCGGCTGGGCGGGTCGAGCGCAACGGAAGGATCTACTGGGACAACTTGCCGTATGACCCCACGGCACCCCGAAGCTTCCGCGCAGATGGCACCAGGCATTTGTGCTCATCGTTCAAGTTCTTCTGCTGCTGCCCGGATCACCTCGGCGGCGCGCTAGCCAATTTGGAGAGACCAGAAGGAGGTCAGCCGCGTGATCTGTTTCCAAAGCCCAATGCAGCGCGATCAGTCAACTCAGCCTGGGAGCGGGAAGGCGTTGGCTACTACCGGCAGTGGCGGAGCTTGCCGCGCCGGCGTGATGAGCGTAGGGAATGCAAGCACATCCATTCGATTCGCTGGCAATGCGGTATCCCCTGGCTGGAACCTGACGACTATCCGGTTGGGGACGAGCGGATCTTCCTTGAGTTCCAAGCC